GGCTTCGCAGAACCGCGCGCACCAACTATCGTTGTTCCACAGGATCAACGGCACGCTGTCATCCGGAATTGGCGCGTCGCAATAGCTGCACTCCTCTGCCGCCGGCTCGTCAGGGCCGCCCCACGAGACCGCTTGCCAGTTGAAGCCTGAGCGCGGTGTCAGGCTCACCGTTTTCGCTCCGGTCTCAGGCTCATTGTGACTCCTGTTGTGTTCCACCGAGCGCCGCCGCGCCGGCCCCGCCCATTAGTCCCGCCAGACCATATCTCCTGATTATATTCATAATTTCAGGAGAAAAAACCACGTAGTTATGACTGCCCGCGCCCGCGCCTCGGCTGCCCTGGTCTAAATATTTGATGCCGGGGATGCCCGCCTCTTGTAGCGCCCGTGATGCCAACGCGGCCGGATCACCTTGCTTCGACGCCATCTCCCGGTTGGTTTCCAACGCGGTAAGATACTCCTTGCCAGTCATCCGCATGTCATGCGGTGGGTATGGCGTATTGTTCAATGCTTTGATGACATCCTGGTGCTGCTCACTCAGCGGCTTATCCCAGTGCAGGAACCGCTCGGGGTCGGCCGCGACTTTGACCTCGTACATATGGCCAACCCCACCGGGCTTCGTTAGCTGTTCGATATTATTATAAGCATCGTCAATCTGACGTTTCAATATCGGATCAGTCGTCGCCTGTCGTTGTTCCCACAAGCTATTGCGCGCGGCGGCAATAGGATCATCAACACCGCGCTGAACGGCCTCTCCATGCGCGTCCTGTGCGATCTTCGCCACCGTTGGGTTCAGATACGAGGGTTGTCCAGCCATTTTATACCCGCGCGCCACGCCCTCGTTCTCCGCGCCATACCCCGCGCCAACGCCGTAAGCCTGCGCGCCCTCGCCCGTGCCGATCTTTGTCGGATCGAACTCGCCCAACGGATTGCGCTCAGTAGGGGCGAACAGGTGCGGCGAACCGTGATAGATGGTGAAGCTGGGTTGCTCAACCACAGGTTCCGGCGCACGCGACGGCGGCGGATTGGCCAGCGGGCGACGCGACGCCAACGTAACGGCCCGCCCCTCGGCGGCTGCCGGGCCAACACCCGCCAGCAACGACGCCTGATCATAAAACTCCTGTTGCCCCTGGCGCATCCCCTCGAGTTGTTCCCGCGACATCGGCACCGTCCCGCCGCCCACGAACACACCAGGCCGGAACGACGGATCGGGCATGCTCATCTGCTGCTGGGGTAGCGTCGTTTCCGTTCCAACCGGATTGTTCGGGTTCCAGATCGGCGCCTGCTCCGCCGCGAGACTGGCCTTAACCGCTTCGAACTGCCGGGCCAACGCCACGCCCTGAGGATCAAGCGCCAGCGGCCCTCGCACGTCATCGGGCGTGAACTGGTTCCACGGGTCAACGCCGTCAGCACCCTGCTCGAACCCCCGCATCAGCGTGTTCGATTGAACCGCCATCGGCTACCGCCGCCTCTCAGGTCGTTTCAATATGTCATCTATTGAAGGGGGCCCCGAAAACCCGTTCATCCCCCGTGGCGCGCTGCTCCGCGCATTCGCGAGGCTGGGCGGCAGGTTCGCGACCGGCGAGACCAGCGGATCGGCCCCTCGTTCGGCCTCCCACTTGGCCCGAAGTTTTTGTTCATACGCCGCCGGGTCGGTGCCGATTTCCTCGTGCAGCCGCGCCGTCCCGTTGTTGTCGATCATCCACTGGTAGGGGTGCGGCTGCGAATACAGCTCGGCCCACAATCGCGGATCGGCCTCGCCGCGCTTTTTGAAGTACTCGGTCTCGCGGTCGATGACCTCTTTGCCGTGCTTGTCGAGCGCCATCATCTCAGACGTGTTCAGGCGCTCGTTCAGCACCACGCCCCGCATCCGGCGCGTGTAGCCCTCGGGGTCCGTTGCCGGGTCGATCGGCGGCAGCGGCTGCGGTGGCGGCGGTGGCGGGCCTTTCTTCGCGTCCTCAAGCTGCTTCGCCAGTGCGTCCCGCTCGGCCTCGGCGCGGCTCGCGCGCTCGACCCAGTTCTGCCGGCGCTGCCGCTCCTTCTCGTAAGCCGTGCGCGGGACGATCGGCTGGCCCGGTTCGGCCTCGCCCGGCTCCGCGTCGTCGTCCGGGTCCGGAGCCGCCTTGGCCGGTGTCGCCTTCTCCGGGGTAGCAGTGGCCTCCCTGACCGGCGCGGCTTCAGGCGGCTTCTCAACCGGATGGGGCGCCGCCTCCGCGCCCTCCGGATTGCCGCCCTTCAGGAATGCGTCGAGGTCACCGCTCATGGATCGCCTCCCGGCTGCTCGGGCGGCGCCAGCGCGGCGTCGATCATCGCCGTGTAAATCATTCCCACGGACTCCGTTCTGCCAAGATCCTCTTCCTGCCCTGCCTCGATCATTGCCTCGGTCGGCTCTCGCATCGCCTCGATCGCCGCGCGGGCCACCTCGGCGTACAGCGTCCAGTAGGGAACGCGCTCGTTGTCATCGTTTATAACGATCTGGTCCACTTCAATTCCCGCATACAGGAAGCGCCTCGCGGCCATTGCCTTCGCCACCCGCTCGACCATCTCGCTCATGGTCCCCCGCCCTCCGTCTCCGGCGGCGCGAGCGCGTTCTGCCGCGCGATCATCACGTCGTTGATCCGCTGCACCGCGCTGTGCCGCAGATCGTTGGCCCTGGCTTCATCGACCGCCGCTTTGGCGTGCATGCCACGCAGGTTCGCCCCGTCCATCATCGCCTGCACCTCCGGCGGCACCACGGTCCCCGGATCGGACGGCGGGTCCGGCGGTGCGTTCATCTCATTCCACCCGCTATGCACGTCGGCGATGTGATGAACCACCGCGTGTTGGCGCTCCTTGGCCAAAGCAAAGTCGGCCGCCGCCTTGGCCTGGGTCGCCGTGGTGTCGGCCTGCGCCTTGTCCTGGGCCATCTTCTGCATGGTCTGCTGTGCCTGAGCCCGCGCTTGCTGGCTCTCTTTCAACTGCTGCAGGATCTGATCCTTGTTCCGCAGGTTCGACGCGGCGATCAGGATCTCTGGCGGAATCAAACCCGGCTGCGTGCCGGCCAACTGGATCAACACCTGGAATTGTTCAGCCTGGATCGAAGGAACATCGATGCCCTCTTCGATCGTGATATCGATGTCCATGTCCGAGATATCGTTGTCGATCCGTATCACCTGTTCGAGCCGGGGATCACCGGGCACGATCTGCAGTTGCTGCATCGCCTGCGCCCGCTGCTGCTCCGGCATCGCCGCCAGCTCGTCCATGAGCCGCACCGGCTGATTGATGCCGACGTATTTCGTCGAGCCAAGATCATCCGTCACATGAACGAAACGGCCTGCCGTCCAATACTGACGCGCGGCCATCCAGGCGACCTCGTAGACCGTCCGCGACCACATCCGCAACGTGTCGGCGATCGGCTCGTGGGTCGCCGCACCTCCAGCCTGTTGCGCGAGGATGGCCCGGCCCGACAACTCCCGCGGATCGGTGCCGCTCATCGCCGCGTTCGGTCCCGACGCCTGCATTTCCGCCGTCGCGTGTTCCAGCAATTTGAACTGGCCCTGGGCGAGTTCCCCGCCTTCCTGTATTTCGAACTTCATGCCGGGATTGATGGAGATGTACCCGTCCGGCTTCGCCACTTCCCGCCGCGCCTTGTCCTGATCCGCGACCGCGCCATCTTCCGCGATGACCTGCCTCACGCTCAGAAGGTGCAGCGCCTTGCTGCGTCGTTTGTTGATTTCGTCTTGCACGGAAATGAGATTGCGGACCATACCGTAACGATTGTTCTCCCGATCGACGTGCGCGGACGCCATGATGAGGCCGGAGGTTGATTTCCCCTTGTTACCCCGGAATGGCGACTTCATCGGTTCGGCCAGGAAGCCGACGCGGGTCAAGGTCGAGACCCACCATTCATCCTTCTCCTGCCAGTGCATCTGCACGATGCGGACGCGCTCGCGCTTGCTGTCGCACCAGACGATATCATGCGGCCGGTCGGTGTAGCTGCCGGTCTGCGTCGCGAATGTATCGCTGATCAGGTCTTCCGCATCGGGCCACATCTCGTACGCCTGATCGCGATCCAGCCAGATGACAATGCCTTTGTAGCGCGCGTCGCCAAAGTCCAGTCGGCGCGAGTGCGGGTCCCAGAACAGGCGATCGAAAGGCACCTGGGTTATGGTGATGTCCGCACCGCCCTGACCGTCATCCTCCAGCGCCAGATCGGCGCCGCCAGCGCCCTCGACCATGAGACTCTCGTAAACGTCCGAGCGGATCAGCGGAAAGTTGTTGTCGTCGGAAATGTAGCGAAGCCCCTGTGTCGCGGCGTTGGCCTTGTCCTCGTCGGTTGGGTTGCGCGCGAACGCCTTCGGATCGGTGCGCGACTTGCGCTCGAGGCCGCACATCAGTTCGACTTTATCGGCGATCTTATTGATCGTGATCTCAGGCTGACCGCGCGCCTTCAGTGCTTCCTTCTCAGCCGAACTCCACTGGTATCCGTCCTTATAGTCACGGTCCCGTTGCGACATGCGCCGACCATCGGCGGTCGCGGTCTCGCAGTCCTCGAACCATTTGACCTGTTTCGCGTGGAGATCGTCGAGATTGCGCGGGTAGCGGTCGGACGCGATGCCAGGGCCGCCCTTCGGCCGGGATGCCTCGGCGGCCTCCGGGTCTGTCGGCGGGTCGGGGTAGAGGGCCTGGGACATCAGGTCAGCGGCCTCCCCGGATTGGTCAAACTCTCTTCCTCTCCCGTGAGGATGTTCGGGTCGTCTGGATCACCGGTTGCTCGCCACCGCGTCGGCAATCCTGACTCGCTCGCGACGATCTGCCCGGTTCGCAGGTCAGCCACGTTGAACCACCATCCGCTCACGCAATCATCTTCCGGCTCAACGGCGGCGGCGACGGCCTCTTCCACCGTTTTGAAGAAACCGGCGAAGTCGCGCCACCCGCCAGCGGGATAGAAATCATCGCCAACGAACAGCGCAAACAGTTGGTCCATTATTCGCCCTCTCGTTTAAGAACTTCGCGGATCGACCCCTCACGCGCGGCGGCCATGGCGTCGGCCAGCAACGAACGCAGCCAGTCGCGCTCGATCTTGAAGCCGAGATCCTCGGCCGCCACCATCGCCGCGTCGGCCCACTTGTCGGGATCGTCGCGCACCGAACGCTGGAACTCCGCGCCGGACATTTCGAGGAAGTAGTGTGTCATCACAGCCTCTCGCTCACAAACCGGCCGATCATCTCGGCGAACTCGACGGCGCTGAAGTGGCCGCCTTCGCGCCACTTCGCGCCACTTCGCGCCGACGATGGTGACGGAGGGCCGCTCGTCCGTGGTCGTAACGTCGCTCACGCCACCCTCCAGTCCCGCACTTCGCCTTCGTCACGATTGAACGCCGCATCCCAGGAGTCACGGGGCTTCTGCCGCTCCATATCGCGAACGTAAGGACGTGACATCAGCGCATAGCGTAACGAATCCGCCGCGTGATCTTCCGACTCCGTATCGATATCCTCGGCCCGGCTCGCATCGTGCTGCATCGCCGGCAGCGTCCTGATCAGATCCCGGCACGTCGAGAACAACACCACCATCGGGTTGCCATCACCATCACCGACCAGCCGCGCGCGCACCTGATCCCAACCGCCCATCGCGCCGCGCTGTGGCACGCGTTTGTTGTCCGCCGGCCGGAACACGATGCGCGCCGCCTGGGTCATGCGCATGGCGATAGAGGGGCCGCCATCCTCGGCGAAGATCGACGGATCGGCAACGCCCACCATCATTCCGTTGGCGGGCTTCGGGTCGTCACGCTCGCGCGCGCGTATGCCCTCGGCGACCTGTTCCGCCGTCATTCTTAAACCAACGTTCGGCTCGTTCGGCTTCATCCCATACCACTCGCGGTAACAGACGAGGCAGCCGCGCGCGATATCAGGAACCGATCCATCGCTGACCGCCCACCAATGCACTGCGAACGGCCGGGCCGATCCCCAGTCGAACGAGCGGAACCGCGCCCAGTGATCGGGCAACGCGCGCGGCATGATGATATGCCGATCGGCGCTGAACTCGGGAAAGAACGCCCCAGAAACGACTGACCAATCACCGAACAACCACGCGCGCACCAATTCGGGCGAGCCTGATGCCTGAAGTCGTTGCACATAGTCGGCACCGAGATACGCGTTGTCAGCCACGCGCGACGGAATATAAATTCGCTCCAACCCCGTTTCATCGCGCAATACACGCCAGCCAAGCGGCGCCGGGTCGATGTAGCGCGAGCGCAGCCACTGGTGTCCTGACCCACCTGGGTTGCCAGTGAGGCGCATGCCAACCGGCACGCCGGCACCGCTACGCAACGTGGCCATCAACTTCAGGATCGGAGCCGGCGAGGGAAAGTTGCCCGCTTCCTCGATGTAAACGCGCGTCGTTGACCAACCTTGATACGACTCAGCATCGGTGTCGCGTTCGAGGTAAGCATAAGTAATGCGGGCACCATTGGGAAATATGAAACGTCGCGGATTGTAGGTCGCGTGA